AACGACAATAAAAACTCCTCTTTATAATCTCAGGAGCCCCCTCTAGAGAAGTTAATTGATTATTACTACAATCAAAATATCCATTTACAATCTTAGGAGATCCTTCTAGAGAAGTTAATTCTAATCCTGAGACATTTATATTACCTTCATAGGTTTGTCCCGATAGGTTTCCATATTTTGTATCACTAAATTTCATCTTTTTATCCTTCTTTTTTATATAATATATTATAATAAAGATTAAGAGTTATTTAACCTTATTGTAGTCCTTCATAAATTTACTACAATCTTTTACCCAGATAGTATCTGCTTTATTATTTGATCGTAAATTAGGACATTCTTCTAAACCTCTTTTAATAGCAGTTTCATTCGTAATTCCTTGATTATAATTCATAACACCTGCAGCTACTAAAAGGATTAATACTATTATAATTACAAAGATCATAGCATTCTTATCCATTCTATTCCTCCATTTCTTTTATTAGTCTTTCATTAAATTTAATAGCCCTGATACAGTCATTAATTCTGACAGAATCTCTCGTCAAATAATCTTCTTTTAAGAGATTTTTAATAAGTTGATTTGCTAAGGAAATTTTAGTCTCAAGAGCCTCTTTATAACTCATTCGAGATAGTCCTCTAAGACTATCTCTATCATATAAGTATTTAGAATCTTTCATTTTAAATCCTACTGATAATCTTGATAACTAAGTTCTGTTGTATATCTATCAGTCACAAGATTAATAGCTCTACAAAGCTTATCATTAGATTTATTACGAAATTCAACGATAGTACCATTTGCAACTTTACGAGTTTTAGTTTTTATAAGACCTCTATTAAATTTTTTAGTATTAGATACTATATTTTTAAATCTTTTTTCAATTTCAGACCTATCATCTAAAGTTTCAACTGTCATAATAACTCTATATTTAGTAACTCGTTCCATCTTTCCTTCTTTCTCTTTATATAATATATTATAGTGTAATAAAACTTAAAGTTAGATTAATTCTATAAATCTGACCAATCATCATCAGACATAGCAGATACAACACCTATTTTATATTCTGTGGCCTCAATTTCCTGAGGGAGCACTTCTTCTCTTGATTTTCCAAGCCATTGGTCCATCCAAGGAAGTGGATTTTGGGTAACGTCTTCAAACATTTTAGGTTCTTTAATAGCTCTAAGTCTAGTATTAACTATGTACTTCATATATTTTTCGAGAATCTCTGTATTAAGTCCGATAATTGAACCCTCCTCAAATAAATATTGAGCCCATTCTATTTCATTCATTGCTGCATCATAAAACATTTGTCTAGTTTCTTCTCTAGTTTCCTCAATAACCTCAAAGAACCCTTCTTGCTCATCCTTCTTTAAGATGTTAATAAGTTTTTGAGTAATTTGAAGGTGAAGTAATTCATCTCTAGCAATTAGTTTTAATTCTTGAGCGTTTCCTGTCATTTTTTGATTCTCAGCAAAAGCAAAAGTACATGCAAATGAAACGAAAAATCTAACCCCCTCAATAATATTCCAAGCTATTAGAGCCTTCCATGCATATTTTTTCATATCTTTTAGGGTAGGTCTAGCAGGATCTGATTTTGGTAGACACTCCCATTTAGCTAAAGCATTATAAAATTTCTCATAAGCATCGGTAATACTTCCTGTATGTTTTTTAATTATTTCATCATCTATGATCTCATCGAAAATCTTAGCAGGGTCAGGATATACATTTCTCAAAATATATGAATAACTATCTGAATGATTTACCTCTTGAAATTGTAGTCTCGTAATAGCAGCTTCTAATGCCGAATTAGTAGTAATTCGTCCGAAAGTTAATAGTGGACTTCTTCCTTGAATAGTATCAAGCACCATCTGTCTTTTGATATTAAGCACTGAAATCCTAGATTCACTATTTTCTAGAGATTTAAAATCAGCTACATCCTGATCTAGAGAAATTTCCTGAGGTTTCCAAAAGTTTTCATCCATCTTTTCTGCTAAATCATAAAACACCTGATGTTTCATAATATCATATCTCTGTAGACCTCTACCACTTCCGAAAAAGATCGGTTCATGCATTAAATCAAATTTTTTAGTTTCGTCGTATAATTTCATTTTATATTCCTAATATTTTTTTTATATCTTCAATATCTTTTATCTTATGGAATTCGATATTATTTCTTTCGAGTATTTCTAATATTATATTATCTAATTCTAAAGATTCACTTAAACCTTGCTTTCTACCGTACTTTTGAAATTTCTTCTCATCTCTTTCTATAAAAAAATTAATATTATTATATGAATTAAATACATTTAGAACAAAATTTTCAAATATTTTATAGTCTACGGATTTATTATATGCTATAGATAAAAGAATCGGACTATCTGTAATAGAAAAATCTACATGATTTTTTAGTCTAAATAATTTATGATGCTGCTCAGCAAATACTAAAATTTGATCACTTAGCCTAGTATCATCATTAGAATAGGTAAGATCTTTTGCAAATTCTTGAGTAATCTCTACTATATAATTATTTTTTTTCATATAGGTGAATAGCTCAGAAGCTAGAGTAGATTTTCCTACTCCAGGTCCTCCGAATAAATTAATAATCTTCATCATACTGAACAACCACCACCAGAACACCCTACTTCATCAGTATCCTCTTTATCTGAATCGATAGTATCAATAAATGTACTATAATATGTTGTCTTAACTCCTAATTTATAAGCTTCAGTAATAGTCTTAATCATTTTTTTATTAGGAAATTTCATTTTATTATCTTTTGGATCTAGTACAAAATCTTTTTCTGGAGTCCAATATACATTAGTACTAATAGATTGATCAATATACAATTGAAATTTAGAAATCATTCTTAAATAAGCTATATTATCTACCTCTGTAGCTAAAGTATAGTATGAAGATCCTTTACTAAAATTAGGTACGATTTGTTTAGCATTTCCTACTTTAGATTTTTTAGTGATAATAAGATCTCTAGGCATATCTATTCCTGAAGTACTATTAGATACATCAGAGCTAGTTCCTGCAGGAGGGATTGCGCTTAGAGTAAGATTTCTTAGTCCGTACTTGACAATATCTTTTCTTAAACTCTCCCATTCTTCTTTTGGAATAAATCTCCACTTACCGTCATTAGGTAACCAACCATCAGCATATTTAGATCTTTCTCTAAACCATTTAGCCTCACCCTTTTCTTGAGCTAGTTTACAAGATGCCTTAAGTAAATTAAATTGTAAATGTTCTGCAAATTCTTCTGCTAGGTCTAAAGCTTCTTGAGTATTATATCTTACCTTTTGTTTAGTAAGGTAGTGAGCCCAATCCGACAAACCAATACCTAAATATCTAGCATTAATAGTAGGATTTCCGGCTGCAGGAATAGGATATTCTTGAATATCTATAATATTATCTAGAAAATATACAAGATTTTCTGTAATTCTAGGTAGTTCTGATATTTTAACACGTCCTGCATTAACATTACTCAATATACATAAAGCAACCTGACCGTCATCTCCATATAAACTAGTCATAGGTTTAGTAGGGAGAAGGATCTCTAGACATAGATTGCTCATTTTAATAACATCTTTAAGAGGTCCATTATTAATATGATCTAAAAATATCGGATAATATCTTCCTGTTTCAAATCTCTCTTTTGCAAAAAGTTCAAGAAGCTCTCTAGCCGAGAACTTACGTTTTCTGATTCCTCTTTTATTTTCTAAATCTATATATGTTTTCTCCCATTTATTATAATCATTTAGATTAGTAATTAGGTCTCTAGATTCTTCAGCGCTAAATAACGTAATATCCTCATTATTTTTTACTCTATCAAAAAATAATTTATTAAACCCAATACCATAATCTAATTTTTTTACAGAATTTTCTGGAGTACTCTTATTAGATTTTAAGGTAAGTATTTTATCAATTTCCCAGTTCCAGAACATATGAAAGCTAGTAGCAGATCCTCCTCTAGATCCTTGTGATGCCCATTTAACTGCAGATTCATGCCATCTCAATATTGAAACTACTCCATTATGAATAATACGACCATTTTTAACTGGTGCACCCACGCCCCTAACTCCACCATTAAAGACTCCAATTCCCGATCCATATGTAGTCATTAATGAACAAGCTCCATTAGCAGAGATTAGAGATTTAGTAGTATCACCTCCATCTATTAAACAACATGAGGCATATGATGTACTCAATGTTCTAAGACCTGACATAATAGGACTCGGAAGAGATTCTTTAAATGTACTAAGATCCTCATAAAATTCTATAATTCGATGAGTTCTATCTTTTCTCTTTTTGAATGCAGTCATAGATACTAGCATGAAAAGTTCTTGAGGTGTTTCTAAAAGTCTTTTGTCTTTTATTTTCACTATATACTTATCAATAAGAGTTCTTAGTCCGATATATGTGAAGTTTAAATCTCTCTGATATTTAATTTTAGAACCGTAGAAATTAATTTCATCTTCTGTATAATATTCAAGAAGATTTTCATAATATCCAGACTTAATATTCTTCTTAACAGTCTCTAGAAGAGGCTTAGGATCATATTGCTCCCATACTTCCTTTCTTAACTCTATAATAAGACTTCTAGCCGCTGCATATTGATAATTAGGAGACCTTAAGGAAATAAGGTCTGCAGTTGCTTTAGTTGTAACTCTATGAATATCTGTAGTTTTAATACCATCATAAAAATTAGGTCTAGCAACCAATTCAATTTCAGAAACACTACAACCAGATAAACCTTCTATCGTCCGATTAACCATTCTATGATACTTTTCGATATCTAATGGCTCTCTTCTACCTTTTCTTTTTATTACATTAATCAATTAAATTCTCCTTATACACCAGGTTTGTCGTTCCATGCTCTAATATGTAGCCTATCAGAATAATTAAATCCTAATTCTACACATTTTTCCATAACAAATTGACAATTCTTGTCTACTTCTATTTTATTTTCTCCCATAGGCATTAGATATACATTAGCAAATACTGGAATACCTCTTAAAATCTCTTTAATTTCATCCCAATCTGAATCCCATGTATCTTTAGATACTACGAACTTTAGATAACTTTCAGGACAGTGTTCAAGAATATTAGTAATATTTTCTATATTTACTCTTTTATGTTCAGGTTCACCAGAGTTAGAAAGTTTTACAGACATAGAAAACATAATATCTTCTTGATATTTTCTAGTAAATTCAATATCTATAGACGAGTTAGTCTCAATAGTAACCTTATGTCCTCTAGATATATAGTGAGATAAAACTCTCTGAATTACGTCTTCCTTCCAATGAATTAGAGGCTCCCCTCCAGTTAATACAATATCGGGTTTTAAGAGATTCTCTTTTGATAGAGTAGGCATAGTATTATCTATCCTATTAACTAAATCTAAATAATCTACATAATAATTCCATGAATCTTTAAACTTAGGTGATACAGCTCTAATACTATCACACCCCTTAATGATATTACCGTCCGGAGCTTCTAAAGAACACCCGAAACCCTCACATTTAAAATTACATAATCCTGTTCTTACAAATACAGAAGGTACTATTCTTTTACCCTCTCCTTGTATAGAATAGAATGTTTCTACAATTGGTACCATATTTTATTCCTCTTTTTTTAATTATATAGTAACTTTATTAAATTACATTTATGAACTACAGATTTTAAATAAAATATTTCTGATAAGGGATTTTTGTATCGAGCTCTCTTGAGTTGTAGTTTTTATTGCTCACTATAATCTATTAGTTACTATATTATATATTATAATAAAAAGAACTTAAATGAGTTTTAAAGGAGGCTATTGATGCGTCGAATATTATTATTAAGGTCTTCTATAACTTTTTTAAGAATTTTAGGTTTAAGACAACTTACCTCTATATGTTTAGATCCGTTCTCCCCACCTCTAAATTCTCCGTTAATAGTAATACCCTGTTTTCTCTTATCTATAAGAGGCTTAAATTCAGATATCTCTATAAATTCTACAATAGATGATTTAATTTTATTTGTACATGTACTTTCATATAAATCATTATATTTAGATAAAATATTATCTATAAGTTTATCTAATCTAGATTCTTTTAGGTATGTTTTGAATTTCAAGTTCTTTCCTCTATATTATATAGTATTTAATGTTATTTTCTTTTAAAAGATTTAAAACTCTTGTACAAGCTACTTCTAAATTATCTATATCAGAATAATTCTTAATAATTATCTTATTAAATTTTTTAATTTTCATAAAATCTTTAATCTTCTCCTCAAATATAGTAGGATCTTTTTTAAATATTTCTATATAAATATTATCAATACAGATATTTACATCAATATCTTGAAAAAATATAGTTTCTAGTTCTTGAATTTCATATAATGTTCTTTTAAGAATACTCGATATAATATTTACAATACTAGAAAAGAAAATACCTTTATCTAAATTATCGTCTATATTAGATATTTTCTCTTCTAGTAGGGTATAAATCTTCTCGTGAGAGTCTATCCAAAAATTAATAAATTCTAATTCTCTATCTTTAAAATTCTCTCTCAATAATTCCTCGTAATATTTCTTACGTTCTCTAGCTAATTTTATTATTTTAGATTTAATTTCTAATATATTATTTTTCATATCACATAAAATAAGTTGCTCGATCTCATTTATCCAATCATACCATATATCATACTTTAATAACATTATATCTTTAGAAACAATAGAAAACTCGAAATTTGCATTACTATACATTTGTTTTAAAATAAAAGCCTGCTGAATCTTAAATAGGCTAATAGACTCACTAGATTGAATTCTAAATTTTATATTATTATGAATAAACTTTCTAGGATGGAAGTATTTACTTACTTCTATATTTCTCATTTTATACCTCCCTTAACACTTAAGAACATCATAGTCTCAACTTTAGATGAAATTTGATTTAAGTCCCTTACTAAATTATCAATTTTATTATGAAAATTTTTTTCGCTACTTTTAGCATCCTGTTCAATCTCACTAATATCTATCCTTAGTTCTTTTAGTAATTCTTTTATAGATAGTATATTATCGATAATTTCTTTAGTTTTAATATCCATATGATTTTTATTTTCCTGAAAGCTGGTAGCATCAGGAATTGAATTTAAAAACGGTTTTACTCTTTTATAATAGAAAGTAAGTACTGCTACAGTAAGAATCGATATAGAGACATCCCCATAATGTACTTTTAAAAAAGATAAAATTGAACCTAGAATTATCTCCACACTTAGCCTTTAAATGATTTAATTATATCTGATATTTTATCGAGAGAGTTTATTCCGAATGTAATAATAATTAATGCAGCAATAAGAGCATATGTAATTATTTGAACATATCCTAATCCAAGAGGGATCATAAAGGCATATACAAATATAATAATAATAACAAGAATTATTAATCTGGTAAATACTCTATGCTTATCTAAGACATCTACAGGCTTTTTCTTTTCTATATTATTTTCCATCTAAATTCTCTTCACACCAGTTTTTATATAGAATCCAATTATTCCTAAGAATAATAGCGTCATTCTTAGGGATTAATATATAATTCTTATTATTTATATTAGTAAAATATATATTATATTTTTCAAACTTAGGTTTTTTAGTAATAGGAGGTCTAGGGATTTCTACATACCTGATCTTTACAGTAGGTCTGCACTCATCTTGACTACACCCCTGAAATATATTACTTACCAATAGTAGAAACAGAATCGTATAAATTTTTAAATTCTTCATCTTTTATATCCTTTCCTTCAATTATAGGAATTTTACAATCTTTAACTTTGATAATTTTAGAAGGTTTAGTATCTAATTTCTTTTTAAGTAAATGAATATCTTTTCGAAGAGAGACTATAATTTCATCTCTAGAATTTATCTGTTTTTTATATATAGACTCTACTTCATTATATCTATTTCTAATAATATTAAGCTCCTTAGTATTATGAGCATTAGCATCCTTACAATTATCTCTATCTATCCTAACTTTTTCTATTCTTCTATTTAGAATATTTACATCTTTTTTAAGTGAGGATATTCTAAAGGTATCATATGATATCACCAATAGTATCAATATCACTAAAAAAAACTTTATGTTAAATAGCTTAGAAAAGTTAGAATTAGATAGAAATCCAAATATAGATAAAAAACCCATAGCTAAGCTTTAAATTTTAGGAGTTCTGATCTACTCCTAGTATCTAAGTGTACCCAAGTAATATCTATCTCTAATCCTTTAATATAAGGATATATATCTGGGTTATCTATAATATCCTGACGAATTTCATCAGGTGTATATTTACTAAATATTATATCTACTGCTCTTCCCCACGAATGCATACTAGAATATGAATAATACGGACTATCTGGAGTGCGAATTCCGCTCCAATTTCTATTACCATTCCATAACCAGTTATTGATTGTTGCAGTACCCTCAGGAAATCTTTCCTTAATAGTATCTATAGATTCTATTAGTTGAGGATCTAGGAAATCCCAACATTTATCTCCATATTTTTTAAAAAGTTCTTGAGGAACTAGCTCTTCAATTTTAAAGTGTTTTGATTTTAAATACATTTTTTCTCCTTATTTTATCCACTGAATTTTATCCACTGAACATTCCGAGTGCTTCGGAGTATTTATCTAATAGATCTTCATCTAATTTTTCTAAAGCAGTTTCAGCTTCTGATTTCATATCAGCATAGTTTATTTCTGCTCCACCTACCAATGCCTGAGAATATTTACCTGTTATAGTTCCCCATAAATACTTAGTCTTATTAAGAGCATATTCCTTAATCCAAGGATGATTATATATCTCATCATATTCAGGATTAGGAACATATTCTACAGCTGCTTCTACTAAGAAAGGTCCTGTTACGTTCTCAAATATTCTTAATATTTTACTATTACTGTTAAATTCAAAGTTTACACCTACACCATATAGAGATTGGAGAGTATCTCTTTGAGATATTGTAACATATGCATCTACTGCATTATCTAAAGTACTTCCTGTTGCTAGACCACCAGCTATACCGTTTGAAATATCCCCAGCTATACCATTAGCTCCTTCTAAACTAGAAACCTCACCCTGTATAGTAATATGTGGAACATATCCTACACCTACTGTACCCCAACCAGGTCCTAGATTAATACCTCCAGCTCCAGGTTGATTAACACTTCCTAAACTATTTGCAAAAGAGATTGATTGAATTGCTTGTACTCTATAATCTAGAAGATAATCCTGTATGTCTTCCTTTCCTTCTATTATAAATGATACGGTTCTCTCACCCCCATATGCATAATCTGAAAATTTACGTATAGTTTCATCTATAACTAATGCTATTTGATCATTAGATACATCTACAGTTATCATCGGCTCACCTAGCATAGTTCGAATATAATTGATTAATTTATCCTCACTATCTATTCTTCGAGATCTTTGCTTAGTATTAACAATATCTGGCTGATTTCTACCTTGCATGTTACTCATTTTATACCTTATGTTTATTTACAATATTTATATAAATAAATTAAAAATGGAGCTTTTATGGATTTATGGGAGGCAATTAAAAAACCCTTTATTACAGATACTTCAGATATAAAGAAACCTTCTAGTGAGACTAGACCTGAAAATATCACCGTAGAACTATCTGATGAATATACAGGGGTAGTAGCATTTTCTTCAGAAGATTCAGGAAAGGGGTTTAATTCTTATGCTGAAACTATGACACCTTTAGAATATCAAAATAAAGTAATAAAAAAATATAGAGTACTAGCAGAACATTCCGATGTTAATTATGCTATTGATATTTTAATTAATGAGATGATTTTTTCTATAGATAATGATATACTAAAAATTAATGTAACTAATCAGAGTGATAAAATAAAAAAGAAAATTATTGAAAAATTTAATAAAATTATAAAAACCGTCAATATAAAAGATAATATAGATATTATATGTAGGCAATTATATATAGACGGACAGATTAATATAGCTTTAATATATGATAAGAGTGAATTAAAAACAGGTATCAAGACAGCTAAAATTCTAGAACCTTTCAATCTATTTTATGATAAATCTGATAAATTATGGAAGTTTGTAGAAAAAGAAAATGATTCTCTATATTCAACTGAAATCAAGTATGATGAGACATACTCTTCAGATGAACTAGTACATGTAGATTTTAAGCTTTATAAAAATATAACACTGAGTGAAGATGAGGTAACTAAAATTAATTATGGATATCTAGAAAGTGTTAGTAAGTATGCTAATCAACTAGATACTTTAGAATCTCTACTGGTTCCTCTAAGATATTCGAGATCTGTCTCTAGAAGATTATTTAATATAGATGTAGCAGATCTCCCACCTAAAAAAGCTAAAGAATTAATGAATCAAATTAGAAATGAGTTTAAATATAAGAAAACTTATGATACTACTAAGGGTACTATTAAAAATATTAATGCCACTCAGCCTATAGTTGAGGACTATTGGTTATCTAATAGAAATGGAGGTCGTGGAACTACCGTTGATACAATGGATGAGAAAGGTGCTCTAATGGATTTAGATGATATTATATTTATCTCTAAAAAACTTTTCACCTCCTTAAAAATTCCTAGTAATCTCAACCCATATCTAGATGATATAGGTGATTTTAGTTATGATTCGGATACTGTTTCTGGAGATAATATGTCATTCTATCTCTTTATAGACAAATTAAGAAAACCTGTAGTATCCCTTATGAAGAGAATCCTAATGAGAGAGCTAATATATACAGGAGAGATTACCGAACAAGAATGGAATCAACTTGAAGATGATATAGAAATTGAATTTTCTAGCAAATCTCTATTTCTAGAAAATATGAAAAGAGATCTGTTCTTAAAAGGAATAGGAAATTTTCAAGATATTAAAGAGGATATAGGAAAAATAGTTTCATTAGAAACTGCTTTAAAAACTACCCTTGGATGGTCTTCAGAAGATATAGACGAAGAACTAGAAAAAATTAGAAAAGAAAAGGCTAACCCACTATACAATAATTTTTATAGTGATTCAGAATTCTAATCTTATAAATAAAAATATATAACACTTAAAGGAAACTAAAATGGATCAAGTAAATACTATGGATTTAATTAAATCTGCAGAAGAAAGAAAATATGTTAAATTTGAAGAACTAGCACTAGATACTCTTAAAGATAAGCTAGATAATCATCCTAAAGTACAGGAATTCAGAGATACCCTAAATTCTATCAGTGAAGCATCTAAAGACGAAGATAAAGACGGTGATGATGATACTACAGAAAAAGGCGATACTGATAAAGATGAGGATGAAGAAGATGAAGAAGATGAAGAATAATTCTTAAATAAGGAAAATCATGAAATTAATTCTGGAAGAAAGCTTAGATATCGAAGCTGTAGTAGAACTAAATGAAGCTACAGGAGAAAAAACATATGTTATTAAGGGTACTTTTAGTACACCTGAACTTAAAAACAGAAATGGTAGAATCTACCCGATGAAAATCTGGAAAGAGAATGTAGATAGATATCAAAGAGAAATCGAAAATAATACTCAAAATACTTTAATGGAAAAGGAACACCCTCCTAGAACTGAAGTAGACCCAACTAAAGCTGTTGCCAGAATTCGCAAACTAGAAATTCGCAACGGTGTAGTATATGGAGAATCTGTAATTTTTAATAAACCTGAGACAGAAGATATAAGAGAAAGTATAGATAAAGGTCGAAAAGTAGGAGTATCTTCAAGAGGTGTAGGTAGACTTAATGGAGATATAGTAGAAGAATTTAATCTTATTACATATGATATAGTAGCTAATCCATCAGATTGGAATGCTAGTTTAGATGGATTTAATGAATCTTTAATCCTAGAAAGTGTAGAAATTGAAGCTGATGGGTATGGTGGGTGGATATGCACTCCCTCAGGATGTACCTTAGTAGAGTCGAAAGATATTACTAAAGAAGTTGAAAAAAGACTTAAAAATGAGCCTGTTATGATTACAGATGAGACTGGAAATGTTATTACTATTGAACATAAAGATGGTAAGTTTTTCTCAGGAGTAGATCAATATGGTAATGGTATAGAGCTAAAAGGTCTTAAGGGATATATATTAGTAGAGTCTAAAAAAGAAACTCCTTGTACTAAGAAGGCTCTAGAACTAAAAGAAGCATTAGAAAAAATTGCTAGATCTAAAGAACTAGAGAAACAACTTAAAGAAGAGGAGGAGCTTAAAAAGAAATTTAAGAGCTTAATATCAGGATATAGTTTAGATGAATCTGACTATATATATGATGAAATCAAGACAGAATTAATATCACTAATAGAAGCAAATAAAATTAAAAATATTAAATTGAAAGATATTGGTGTAAAAATTTCATTTGATGATAGAAATAAAACTATAAAGGTATTTTAATGTTTAATTTTAAAGAGATTTTTTCTGAAACATCTAAAACTAACGAATCGTATTTAGAGGATGATATAGAAACTAAGAATATTTTAGATTCTTTAGAAGATACTCTTACAAGAGTTTTTAAGTTAAATAAAGGATATAAAGATCCTACTTCTAATAAACATCTTAAGAGAGCTATGAAAAATATAGCGGATGCTTCAGATAGTATAGAATCCTTTTATGAGTATGAATTTGGAAAGGAGTATTAATGTCCTTATTTAATTTTGAGGAGGTTTTTTCTGAAGCAGTTAAAAATACTAAAGTATATGGATATAAAGAATTTTATAAAAGTCCACTTACCGAGGAGATAGTATGTTATGTAAACGAAAATAATGATATTTTCGATCTAGATAATAATATTATAGAGAATCAAAGTAGATATAGAGAGATGATAGAGTCATCTGCACTATTAAAGGTAAATAGATTAGAGGTTTCTAAACCTCTTCTATCAGAAATTGGATTTATATAAATAAATATAATAATAAATATTAAGATAGAGATGAAAAAGAGTGAAATCATCAATAGATGAGTCTTAATATATAAAAAGAAAGGAATTCACAGATGAATGAATTATTTGAATCGTTAAGTATTGACGATAAAACAAAAGCTGAATTATCAGAAGCATTTGATAAAGCCGTTATGGCTAAATCTGTTGAGCTAATGGAGTCTCATGTTCAAGAAAAAATTGAAGAGGCTAGAGTTGAGCTAGAAGAAGAATATAAAGAAAAGGTTGAGGATCTTGAGGAAACTCTAGACGGATATTTAACTTCTGTAGTTGAAGAATTTGTTGCAGAAAACGAAGTTAAGCATCAAAGAATTATTGAAGAGTCAAAAGTAGAAAAACTTTTAGAAACTTTTGATACAATGCTTAAAACTATGGGTATTGAAATGTTAGAAATTCAAGAAGCTAAGTCTGAAAAAGAAATTCTAGAAGATGAAAACTCATTAGAAAATAGACTTGATAGATTAGAAGATAAACTATCTGAAAAAGAGCATGAGCTTATTGAAGCTAGAAAAGAAGCTCAAGAATATCTTAGAGCTGGAGTTATTGCAGAACTTTCAGAAGGACTTACTCTTACTGAAAAAGAAAAATTCGAAACTTTAGCTGATATGATTGAATTCTCTAAAGATGAGAAATATATAAGTGCTCTAGAGACTATTAAGGAAAACTTAATTGATAATAGAGGTGATAATATTCAAGAATCAGCAGTAGCATCTCTTCCTGCTAAAGCTTATAAAACTGAAGAAGTAGATGTAGCAGCTGCTACAGATTTTAGTAAATATATCTAATATATAAATACTAAAAACTTGAAAAGTAGAAGTGAAATAGAGCTGAAACAACAAGGGGTTGGCTTTTCAAGGAACTTCAATCTTTAGATTGAAAACAAAAAATAAAATAAAAATAAAAAAAGGAATTTAAAATGGCTGATTATAAAGCACTTTTAGAAAGCTCAAAATACGCTCCACTTGGAGAATTTGAAAAAGGCACACTTGCTGCTATTATGGAAAATACAGAAAAAGAAACTAAGCAAATGATTGCTGAAGGTACTATTTCTGCAGATATCGCTCAGTTTACACCATTCTTAATGCCAATGTTACGTAGAATTTATCCTACACTTATTGCTAATGAATTACTTGGTGTTCAACCAATGTCAGGACCAACAGGTTTCATCTATAGTTTAACTAATCGTTTCGACGGTAATACTGCTAATGAAATTGACCCTAATATTCAAGCTCAAGTTCTTGATTTAAGTGCTACTAAGGCTGTTGGTGATACACTTACAGGTGCTACTTCGGGAGCTACTGGTACTGTTGTTTATGTTGAGCCTGCTACACATGGTTTTGGACATGCTAATAAATTCGCTGGACGTGTTCTTGTTGAGTTAGATGCTGGTTCTGTTAAATTCATTGCTGGTGAGGATGTAGATGGTGGTACTACAAGTACAACTGCTGTTTATTCTAATCAAGCTGCATGGCAAGCAATTCTTCCTAACTACTCTGGTACTTATACTACTGCTGAAGGTGAAGTAAGAGGTACTACTGGTAATGAAATGAATACAGTTGGTATTGCAGTTGAGAGAAAGCAAGTTGAAGCGCGTACTCGTAAACTTAGAGCTCAATATACTATTGAGATGTATCAAGATCTTAAATCTATGCATGGTGTTCTTGCTGACCAAGAACTTATGAGTCTTATGAATTATGAAATCAAATCTGAAACTGACCGTGAAGTTGTTGATTTTGTTAATGCTAATGCAACTGCTCAATCTGATTTTGTTGTAGATGTAACAGGTGCTGGTCGTTCAAGATGGGAAATTGAAGATTATCGTCTTCTTGCTACTAAACTTTCTGATATGAGTCGTGAAATCGGTAGATTAAATAAACGTGGAGCTGCTAACAAGTTACTTGTTTCTCCAAAAGTTCTTACTATGCTTGAGCAAATCGGTGGATACTATGCTTCTGATGTTGATTCGACTGTTAATCCACAAGCTGCTAACACAGCTGTAGCTGGTAGATTTGATAATAAATTCTCAGTTGTAGTTGATAACTATGCTAAATCTGATTATGCTACATTGATCTATAAAGGTTCTAATCAGGATGCACTTGGTGTTTGGGCTCCTTATACACCTGTTCAAATCCAAAAAGTAACTAATGTAGAAACTGGTCAACCAGCACTTATTGCTATGACACGTTATGGTCTTGCAACTAACCCTTGGGTAGATGATGCAGTCTCTATGGGTGAAGCTTCTCCATATGCTTCTACAATTGGTGTAGACTTCGCTAACTCAGTTCTTAAATAAGAACTAGTTAGTAGATACTAACCTAAACCTCCTCCCGGGGGTTTAAATAGGCTTAAGAGTCTTCCTCCTCCTCTTAAGTCTACTTAAACTTCTTTAATTCTCTCTTAAGAAAAAAATCATATAATATTATATGAAGAAAAATTCTATAAAATCACTAAATATAACTGAAGAATATTTTAAAGAGATATATTTTAATAAATCCTATAAAGAAATCTGTAATATACTCGATATTACAGAGTATGGAATTACTACTATAGCTAAAGATTTAGGATTATCTAAAAAGAAAAAAATCACCTTAGAAACTCTAGATCTAACAGAAGAAAAATTTAAAGAGTTATTTTATAGATACTCATATTCTGAATTATCAAAAAAATTAAATGTAGGAGAACATATAATTCTCAAATTAGCTAGAGAATTATCACTTAAAAAAGATAAGAAAAATATAGTTGATAAGAGTAGGTTTATTGAGTTATTTAATTCTCATACATATAAAGAAATGACGGATATATTAGGTTTAAAAATAGGTACTATTTATAGAATTAAAGATGAATTAGGAATATATAAAGTAAAGAAGATAGATATAGATAATATAGATTCAGAAAAATTAGCTAAGGATATGAAGAATAAAACATGGTGTGAAATTTCAGAAGAATATGAACTTTGTGGAACATCTCTTATAAAAATAGCAAAACATCTCAATCTTAAAAAACATATTAAGTACAGTATGGAAGAAAAAATTATAGAAGATCTAAATCTTCCAGAAAATATAAAATATGTTTTAAGAACAAAAAATATTATTTCTAAAGAACTCGATATTTATTTTCCTGACTATAACTTTGCTATTGAATATAATGGGAGTTTATGGCATTCAAGAGGAACTACATTTCCCAATAATTTTGAAAAATTTGAAAACTATCATCTTTTAAAAAAAACAAAAGAATGTGAACAAAATAATATTCAATTATATCATATATTCGATTATGAGTATAACGATGAAATAAAAAGAGATATATGGATATCCATGATAAGAAGCAAATTAGGATTATCTGACAGGATATATGCTAGAAAATGTGTAATAAAAGAGATAGATACTAAAACATCTAAAGAATTTCTGAATGAAAATCATATGCAGGGTGGAGATGTTCCTAATAATTTAGCTTTTGGACTATACTATAGTAACGAGTTAGTATCCTTAATGACTTTTGGAAAATCTAGGTTTAATAAAAAATATGGCTATGAATTATTAAGATTCTGTAATAAGAAAAATTTTACAGTTATCGGTGGAGCATCAAGATTATTAAAGTACTTCACTAAAAATTATTCAGGTTCAATAATATCTTATGCTAATCGTAGATGGTCTAACGGAAACCTATATGAAAAAATTGGATTTAGGAAAATAAACGAATCTAACCCCAATTATTTCTATATTAAGGATGGAAAAATATTTTCTAGAAATAGTTTTCAGAAACATAAACTAAAGAATAAATTAGAAAATTTTAACGAAGATCTATCTGAAGTACAGAATATGATGAATAATGAATATAGGCAATTATTTGATTGTGGAAATATAGTATATGGATTAATATAATACTATAAATATAGTATGGAAGAAAATAAAATAAATGAGTCATTTGATCTTAATATCTCAGATACAATAGGAATTAATAATTTAAAAGAGATATTTACTATAGATCCCTTTTATGATAATAATATATATAATGAATCTCTTCAGGCGCTCAAAAATAATAAAATAAAATATGAGGAATTTATCTTACTTAAAAATCCCTACAACTTCTATCTTCGATTAGAAGATAAGAAGCTCCCAGTAATGTTAAACTATGAGATGATTAGTAGGTCAAGGTGGGAGTTCTTAGTTACAAAGGTTAGACCATTAGTACCTAGAGATATTTTAAAATTATATAGATTTAATAGAAGTGTATCATCTATTAAAGAATATATAAACAATGATGTATTTTCTGAAGCTCTAAAATCTAAAACAACAATAGTATTTAATTATAAAAATAGAGAACAACTCACTAATCTCTCAAAAAAGTATGGAAAAATTTATATTATAGGTAAATACTATAATACATTTAGATTAGCAGTATGTTTTAATCCTGAGATTAAAAATGTTCTTCTACCCAATGATGTTTTAATCACACAAGGAGAACATAAGTTAGGAGAGTTAGAATTAAATATTAATAAAAATATTTTAAAATCTAAAGAGAAAATTATTAAGTACACGAGTACACCATATTTTAAAGATGGAAATTTCTTTCCTACTTCTCCTGTATCTCCTATTAAGGTTTAGAAATGAAGAATATATTTAAAACTGCTTCTAAAAAAGCTAAAGATTTTGTAAAAGATTTTAAAAAACTAGGAAGAAGTGCAAAAAAGAAATTCCTGAGAAAATTTCAAAAAGAGAATAAAACTAAAAAGACTCCTAGTTCATTTAAAGAAGGAAACTTTCTATTCTTTAAATATAATGCAATTCATGAAGAACATAAATTTGATAAAAATCCCTTAATAATATGTTTAGGTAAATCTAGACAAAATCAAAAACATATTTTAGGATTAAATGTTCACTGGATGCCTGAAAATCAGAGAGTATTACTAGCATCACTTATATCTGAAATAAAGAAGAAAAATAATGGTAGGGTAGTTTATGAGGATATAAAACCTCTTATAAAAAGATTTGAAGGATCTCCTATTCTAAGAAGATATGCTATAAGGAGAATCTCTAATACTATTTTACAGATGGATGACAATGAATACTTAGCGGCTGCTTCAATAAGCTTTCCGGAATGGTCACAAATATCTGAAAGGTAGATAGATGATTTCAAGAGCAAAAAGATTTCAAGCTAAAAGAAAAAGATATAGAACTAATAAAGAAGGTGGTAGAAGTCGCTTCGAAAGAGGTTTTTATCAGCCTATAAATGAGGACAAATATCGTAGACCTCTTAATAATTATATGAATAAGCATGAATTTCCTGAGTATAGAAGTTCCTGGGAGAAAAAGTTTATGAAGTACTGTGATCTTAATAAGGATATAGAGTACTGGACCACCGAACCATTTGCTATTGAATATATATCTCCTAAAGATAACAGAAAACACAGATACTTTCCAGACTTTCTAATAAAATTTAAAGACGGAAAGAAGAGATTAATTGAGATTAAGCCTGAAAATCAATGGAATGATCCAATTAATATAGCTAAATGGAAATCAGCTGAAAAGTTTTGTAAATTTCATGAATTAGAATTTGTAGTGCTTGGTGAAAAAGAACTAGGTATAAAATAAAATTTCTATATAGAGATTAATCTATAAAGATCGAACTTCCATCTATTTTATCTGTTTTAGATATCCTAGCAGCAGTTTCAGCATCTTTAGTATTAAAAAGCTTTACCTCTATTCCGAATCTAGTAGGAATAATTTGCTTAATCTTTACTTCTTTTCTAATTTTTTCTAGGATATCTTCTGAATTAGAGTTTTTTTCTATAATCTCTTCTTGCTTATTAGATTCTTTAAAGAATTTTTTAAAATTCATAATAACCTCTTTTAATTTTATTTATATTAGTAAATGTGGTATAGAATTTTTTATTTTATTAGTAGCCTTATATATAAAATCATCTACATTCTCTATTTTATTAACATTAATAGTAATATTTTTATTTTTTATACCTGTACTATTCCAAATTTCTACCACCATAAAAATATCCCTTTCATCATGTCCGTTAAAATTAATAAAAATTTTATTCACTCTATCTTTAGGTATTATTTGACTAAGATTCTGCTCAATATTTAATGCTATTTTATATAATCAGAATCCTTCGATAATAATTTAGATATTTTCATATAAATCCTTATATAATAAGAAAGGGATATTTTTTAGTCATTTCTTTCTCTATTATGTTTTTTTGTAGATTATAATTAACAACACTAATCACTTTTATTACTATATGTGGTTTATAAAACCTTATATGTAGATAGGTAGTTAGATCTTGTTCTAATACTATATCTACCTCGACTTCTCTACCGGTTATATTTTTAATAAAATTTTTTATTTTATATGTAATCATATTACTAGATTCGGCCTTAATCTTTGAATATTTTCATAAATTACTTGTTTTTTAATATTTGTTCCGGTTACATCAAATTTAATAGTATCATCAATATCTTTAAAATTTATAGTCATGATAAATACTCCAAGCCTGGTTAAATCCTCTACTATTTTTATAGAGTTTTTCAGACCTGTTATAGATTCTACCTCTGATACTAACATAAAATACTCACTAAAAGCATAATCAATATCTAAAAATGTATCATCTGTCACCATCGCAGTACTTCTTCCATCCGCAGTAGTCACATAATTTTGTAATATGTTTTTCAAACCTAGAATCTACTTCTATATTTCTAATATTTTTTAAAAGAAACTTTATATATGTATTAAGATTTTCTCTTTTCATTGTATATGTACTAAATGTTCCGTGCTCTACAAACACATACATTAATTCAATTTCGTCTACAGGAAAGTTATGAAAATACCATGCTGCATAATAAATTAATTGATCAGGTTTTTGAGCAAACTGTCCTGCAGATCTATCCTTTCCTGTTTTCCAGTCAATTATGAATACTTTATCTGTTTCTCTATCAACACACACATAATCAATCTTACCTCTAAATACACAATCGGGATCTAAAAAATCGCAAGTTACTATATTTTTATTTTCTATTTTCAAACCTACATCTAATTCAGCACCTAGAGGAAAATATGAAAATATTTTTTTACCTAATGAAGATTGTATAAAATCATTATAAATTCTTTTAGATTCTATTACAATTTCTTTTGGAATTTTTTCTTTTTTAATTTCCTTAAGAATTTTTTCTTTAGAAAATTTAGCAGTATGATTTTCTAAAAACAGGTGAGTACAAAAACCTTTCTTAAGAGGTGTATCATCCTGAGGCTCTCTAGGAATTTTATCAATGTAGCTATACTTAAAAGATCTAGGACATTGATTCCAAAGAGCAATTCTAGAAGCAGAATATGGTGAGTATTTCATTATAGTGCCTCTTCTCTAACCATTCCATATAAGGAAGCATCATTTTTAATCATATTTTTAACACTTTCTATGAGAATAGCGTCATTTGAATCCTCCTTAAGTTCGCTTACCATTTCCTTAAAGGCCTTATCTACTGCAGTGACCTTAATTCCTTCATCCTTCATTTCATCTTTAAGTTCTTTAAGCTCTTCTTTTAAAGTCTTAATTTCCTCATTGATTCTATATCTTTCATTAAGATATTTTTTTACACTATCTTGAATATCTTCAATATATTCTTCTAGGTACCTATCTGAATCTTCAGATTTTTTAGCTTCTTTTTTTGCATCCTCAAGAGAATATTTATGAACAAATTGAGATACATCTTCAATACTTGTGTTATTATCAGTATCATCTACTTTTATATCCTCTAGATCTACATTATTTTCTGTAGAATAATCTTCATTTGTATCAGAACTAACCTCATTTAGTAGTTCATCTAAATCTAAATCACTCATCTTATTCTCCTTTATTTTTTATTAATCTAGATAATTCATCAGAAGATTTAATAAGATCCTCTTCTGTACTAAAATCATAATATACAGCACTAGAAGTTATCTTATAGGAATCTTTTAAAGTAGCACCTACATTCATATTAAAGATTAGTCTAAATTTAGGATTATGTCCTAATCTAATATACTCTTTAATAAATGTTACATTATCTAGATTAACATAAATATTAGAGTTATCTGATAGTTCGAAGGTAATAAAACCTTCATTCTCCAGAGTTTCTTTTAATTCTTTTCTTTCTAATGCGTCAATTTCCACATATGTATAATCTGGAGAAACCATTCCATCTACTATAGATATAGCACTATTATAATTAAAAATAACTCGATTCATTTCAAATTTAATACTGACTACATTACGTAAATTAATATAATTAGTACCTACTTCTATAAACTTTCTCATCTTACTTTCCTTTTTATATATTATATATTTTTTATTTTAAAATACCTTTAAACTTCATGTATCTTCTGTTTTTTATTTACTCTTAATATCAAAAATTTTATGATGTTTAAGAACCTTAGGAATCTCTCCTGATGTACTTAACCAAAGCACAGGTTTTTTAAATTCTCTCCAATTACTATCCGAAGTAATATCCTCAATAAACATATCAGAAATCATAATAAGAACATCACACTTTTCTTTTTTAGATTTAATAAATTCTGGACAGGCCCCCATATATGTTCCTCCATATCCTTTTCTCTTAAATCTTTTAAAATTATTTTTATTAAAAGATTCTACACCTTTAATATTAGTATCAATTTGAATAATTTTAAGCTCACCCACATTCTTGATAACTTCATTAATTTCTATTAAACCCTCTAAGACATCATTATCACTCATGGAGCCTGAAGTATCTACACCTACTAATACTATTGGTTTATCTTTTTGTACTTTTTTACCTCTTAAGTCAGCTCTATGTGGAAATCTTCTATTTTTTCTTTTGATAGTCTCAATTCTAGATCCATTCCTAGAGCTAAGAATTTTTCTTAGTTCTTTTTTCCATGAAATCTTTGCTTTACGTTTAAGCAACTTAAGAATTTGTTCAATATCACCTGGAGTATTTCCTCTAGACTGTGAAATAGCCTCCTTCACCATATTCTCAGTAGTAGATTTCATAAGCTCCTCTATACTACTATCACTCTCAGAACTATCCCATTCATGAACATCTAATGTCTCATCCCCGTCTAAATCTGTAAGGTCTGGTTTTTGTTCACCTTGCGAGTTATCTTCAGGTCCATTCCAATCTTGACCTTGAGATTCTGCCTTATCTTTATCTTTTTGTTGATTTTCCTGTTCTTGCTTTAGTAGCTCATAGTATGTTTCAGCACTTTCATTCTCTGGAAAATCATAATTACTAGGATATTGTACACCATCTGGTAGATTGTCAATTAATTGATTGATTGCAATATCTGCTGCAATATTAAATAGTTCATGATCTCTCTCACCTTTACGAATTAAATGTAGACCTAAAATATGTCTACACTCGTGAATAAGAACTGCTATTCTTTCTTCTTGAGTGAGTGTATTAAAATAATCACCAATTTTTAGATTATAGTTAATAGAGCCTTTATCGAAACTTACTCCTAAAGTAGGAAATTTAGGATCAAAAATAACATTCATCTTAGCTAAAATAAATCCATAAAAACTTAATTTCACGTACGTAGGATTGCTAATTAATTTAACAATTGATTCTTGATAATTTTGTTTAATTAAATCTTTCATCTTTCTATCCTTTTCTCTTTATATAATATATTATAGTATAATAGAGATTAAATCTAGATTAATCTGTGTGGAAATTCAGCTCTTATATATTCATTAAACATATCATCACTAAAATCTGTATAATTTTCCTTCTGAAATGGAAG